AGACCATTCCCCAGGGTCTCCACCCTTGGAACCAGCCTTAATTTTCTTAAACAAAGAAGCACGCATTCCTGGCTTGGTATAATTACCAGCAGCATTGACTGTAGATTTCTTCTTCATTTCTTAGCCTTGTTTCTCTTAGATATTGCTGCAGCCTTAGCCTTAGCATCAGCCTTAGATGATGCACCCCAAGCCTGTAGGGATAAAAGTAATCTTGTTGGTGAACCGTCAGGCTTACGTTCTGGTCCAGGATTGCCAGCAGCGCGGGCAAGGTAACTTGCTCTGCGTGGATTGTCACCGCTCTTCACGGGTGCTTTGATGTCTTGACCCTGTGCTCTTAATGAGGCTCTGCCCTTGGCATTAAGACCACCCTTAGGGTTTTTGCCTTCTTTACGCGTCCAGGCTGCTGTCATTATTTTTCCTTAGCCATACTTGGGAGTTTGATAGTAAAACTTCTGATTCTTCTTTGACTGCTCCCACAAAGGTATCTATTGACCAGCCTGGCTGAAACTCAATACCTCTAGGGTCTTCCCATAGATAGTCATCAAATGCCATAATCCCACCTGGTTTAAGTAATCTCCAAGCAAGCACGGCATCTTGTAGTACACCTTCTGCGGTATGGTCTCCATCAATATAGATAAAGTCATACGTTGGTTCTTCAACAGAGCGAAGGAACTCTTTGCTATCCATCTTGTACTTAATCACATTGGGACGAAAAGCAATTCGTGAATCGTATACACGTTCAACGTCTAGCCAGTTCATCTCTTTATGTTCTGTCTCATCTGAGCCAGTCCAGATGTCTACATCTTCTAGCACAGAGTTTTTTGTGACAAGTACGTTATCTACTAGCCACACAGTTGCATCGCCTGTAAAGGCGCCAATCTGCAAGAACCTTAGACCAAACTTGCCAGCAAGTGGTAGTAGTTGTGACTCAAAGTTTTCCTTTGCAGTCATCTCAAACCAGTTAGGATATTTAGTCTGCATATCCCTTACCTCTACCAAAAGCATCATAGTAGTTCTCGTCCATATTGAATCGCTTCATATGTCCTACGGTTGCACCAGTATCGCACCAGAGTGGAATCTCTGCTTTGTTTACTACTGCAAAGAAGTAGATGTCCTCACCAGTAAACTGCTTGTTAGCACCTACTTCTGTAAAGAACGGAACGTTTGGTAACGCTTCTTTAATTCTTGTTATTACGCTGCGGTGCATTAGACAAAAGCCCATACCAGCGGCGCTTACTTTCATAAAGGTATTTTTTGGTAGCGGGTCTAACCTTCTAATCCCAATACCAAACTCTGCCTCAGCAAACTCATATACAGTTGCTAACGGCTTCATCAACGGTTGCTCTGGTTCGTTACTTGTAAAGTAAACACCAGTAAGCAACGGTATATCTTTGGCATCTCTACGATTCCAGAGTTTTAGAAACTTCTCTGGGGTAATCATAATGTCCGAGTCAAGCCAGAGCAGCCAGTCAGATTTGTTATTGTCATACCAGCGATTGACTAACATCTCTCGCTGCTGTGCTATCTGATTACCGTGTGCTCTTAATGAGCCACAGAACTCTACGCCAGAGTTTATGATCGTGTCAACGACACCTTCCATAAACTTACCATCTACCATACCGTTGTCGCACCAAGCGACTGCTAAGGTTTCTTTCTTTTCTTTACCCATTGTCCCCACCTTTGTTGGTTACTTCTTCTTGCCCATTTTCTTAACTACCATTTTCTTACCAGTCTTCTTGACTGCTTTTTTGGCTTTAGCCATACCTGCTGCTGTGTATGGGAATGACATTTTTCCGACTTTAGGCATTATATTCCTGCTTCCTTGAGTTCTCTCATTACTGTGGCTGTTGGTTTGTCTATCTTTTGTGCTTGTACCATTGTACCGCCATCATACGCTGCACCTAATTTCTCAGATGCATCGTGTGCTGCTTCTACTTGTTTTCTTTTGGTACCGTTAGGCTGGATGCCCTGCGCTCTGGCACTACGATATGCCTCAAGTTCAGAGTTCCACTTCTTTTGTGTGGTGCCACTTGCTATTACGTCACCTCTGGCATCACCTGCATTTAACTGAAGGTTTCTGGCTTTACAGCCAAAACAATCAGGGCCGCAATCACTATGGTCAATAGAAACTTCTTCATACTCAAATGGTTTTTCAGAAATCTCATCACAGAGTACGCAGCCGTACTGAGCGGCCATAAAATTATGTTCAGGAGTAAACCCCCACTCAGTTACCTTGCTAATATGTTGGTGCATTTGTCCCTACTCTACTGTAAAGTTAGCCGAAGTTACAACGGCATCAGCAATCATTGCTGTTCTGATAGCCTCAGTAATTCCAGTATGATTACATCCACCCATATAGTAAGCAGTATATGTTGCTAACTCATCTTCGGATGGAAACTGTATAAGTGAGTAAAGACCACCGCTAAGGATGATAGTGTAACTCTTTGTGCGTTGCTTAAAGTGTGTGTGTAAACGATGTCCACCAATAGGACCCTGTTCAAGGGTTGGTGTTACAAGTGTGTACGTTGCCATTGTTCTCCTTAGTGAACTTACCAAGAGGCAGGGTTTCCCCTGCCCCTCAGTCAATCAACTATGCGACTGATGAACCATTTAGAATACGATACAAGGCTGCTTCACGATAACGCTTGAAGCCAAGAACGCCGTACCAGCCCATTGGGCGGAAACGCATTAAGTGGTCAATTACTGGACCGATAACTACATGTGGTTCTTCAGCAACGGCTTCAGCCAATGCTTCCTTACCACAAAGAATTGTGCGGTATACCTTGGCGCTTGAAGCACCGTCAGTATCATTGAACATACGAGCAGACTCTACGAAGTAGGCTCCTTCATATGAACCAATTTCTCCAGCCCAAATGTTTTCATTTGAGTTGTACTCGTGAGGCAAGCGCCATCCACCAGCACCAGTCTCAGCACGAAGATCGTGTGAAACTTCTGGGTGAATACCTGCCCAATACATTGAACCCTTGCGAGGAACTGACAGACCTGAACGCAACTTAGCAACAGCCTTACGGATGTTAGCAGAAGTGATTGTATCTGTAGCAGCAATTGTTACTGTGTTAGTACGTGTGCCACCATAGATGACGTTAGTACCACCACGAAGTTCAGTCTGTGCGACTGTATCAATTGAACCTGCAAGGTTGAATGCGATGATGTTAGCAATTGCTGGGTCTACATCAGCAAGGCTGAAGAGTTCCAAAGCACGTGTAACAAGGACAGAGTTACCATACTCGGCAAGAGTAATAGTAACTGATGTTGGAGCACCGATCTGTACAGAGTCACGCTCTGTTGATTCGGTGAGTGCAGTTGTCTGTTCAGACAAATCTGCGTATAGTTGTAGAACTACGGTTGAGCCAGGGTTTGCCAATTTAGCAGGGCGCTTGTCGGCGACACTACGAATTAGAGGCTCTGAACGCAACGCGAAGTCTAGTAGACGGTCATACGCCTTTTGGACGAGACCTGCAGCACCAGCGGTACCAGCGAGATTGCCGCTGGACGATGTATATGCATTAGCCATTGTTTTCACCTCCTAGGTGAGTTATGAAATTACTATGAATTTATTGCTGTGAGTAAATAATGGCGTTGAGTTCTTCTGCACTAGTGGCATTAGCAATCCTCATCATTATGTCCTCTGCCTTATCTGGTGAAATAGCATTTTGAGTAACAGCATCCATCTGTCGCAAACTTGCGATATCTTGCTGGCTGAGTTCGGTCTTTTGTGGCATCTGGACACCGAACACGTCACCATGTTCGTCCAGCCACGCCGAGATTGCATCTTCTGATGCTTCCAAGTCAGCAGGCACGAATGTTGCTATCTTTGCATTTACACCCTTTGAGGCGAATGTGTCTTTTATAATCCGCTCACGTTGGGCCTTGGTTAGACTTCCAAGGTTGATTTCAAGGTCCTTGATTTTTTTCTCCTGCATGCGGTTAGCCTTACGGAGTTTCTTTACAAGGTCTGTATCCGAATCAAACGAAGGATTGTAATCCAAATCGTCATCTTCATCTTCCCAATCGGTATTTATATCGCGGTTGTTGCTCATAGCAACCTCTCTCTTTTAGTAGTTGTCGCATGCCGCAATTAAGTTGAGGAACTTTAATCGGTTCATACTGTCGGTCTTTTACACCACCCAATGCCGATAGGTTTGGGTGGGAATCTATTTATATCATTCCAGCGCTTGAATAATTGCTGTTGGCAACTGCTTTGCCTGTGTACATTCCAGTTTGTTGATTAAAAATGTTAGTGCCTAGTTCTTTAAGTTTCTTGCGGCGGTTAGATCCGACACCTTGAAATTCTTCTGCTTCAAGTTCTGCTTGTATAGTCTGTGCGTTTGCCGCATTAGATCCTTCAAATATATTAGATAAGGCAACTGATGGTTGAAGTGTTTGGGCAATTGCTTCGTATCCTTGAGCAGCAACGCCACTTACCTGAGCCTCACTAAGTCCCTTACCTGTAAGTTCTGCACCAATCTTTTTAGCATAAGCAGCATCAATAGAGATACCTGAATTGCTACGACGAACCGCTTCTGTAACAAATGCAGCGGTGTTTAAGTTCTGCTCCATTACTTCTTGACCGATTTTATTATCCATATAAAAATCTGTAAGTCCTGTTGCATCTTTAATAAAACCAAGTTTAACAAGTGCGGCAACTTTGTTTGGATCTGTGTTAATAGCAGCAAGACGATTAACATTTGCACGTTTGCCAAATGTATCAACGTCTACGTTATTCTTAACAAGGTCTTTCATGTAATCTGGAGTTACAAACTTTGCATCTAAATTAAAACGCTGCTGAATAGTTTTATATCCTTCAACCGCGTTGTATAGTTCACTAGGAGTTTTAGG